CGGCGTCCTGCTCGGCCTCCTCGCGGCCAGCCTCGACGCCCTCGTCGTAGCCCTCGTCGTAGCCCTCGGAGCGACCGTTCTCGAAGCCCTCGGAGTAGGCGAAGTCCTCGCCCTCCGAGTACCCGTCCGTGTGGCCGTCGTCGTAGGCGTCCTCGCGCTCGTTCTGCACCAGGCTGTTGACGATGGCGACGATCTCCTCGGGGAGCTCATCCGTCTTCAGGACGCGGGCGATGTCGGCCAGGGCCTCGGTGGTGTAGATGCTCACGGTGTGGATCTCCTCTCGCAGTGGGTCGGCGCTGTCACCGTCGACCCGGAGTGCCTGCCGAGGACTCGAACCTCGGTGTCTGCCGGTCAGGCTCCCTCGATCACTCGAAGGGGTAGTTCTCGAAGCTGTACTTGCGGGCGATCTCGTCCGCGTCCGGCGTCTCCGCTCGGAGGTAGCTGGCTGCGTTGCGCACCCCTACCCCATCGGCGAAGACCTCCCAGGCGTTGCCGACGTCGCCTCCCAGCTCATGCGCCTTGACGATCACTCGCGCTGCGGCCTCGGGGTTCCGGGCTGCGATCTCTGCGTGGTCCACTCACTTCTCCTCTGCGTACTCGTCGCACACCCAGTACGGGTGCAGCGTGGTGGTCTTGCCGTTGCTGATCGGGATGTAGTTGTAGTGGCCTGACTCACAGGGTCGATCATCGCACCCGGTCAGGAAGAAGAAGCCGAGGATCACCAGGATCAGGACTCCTCCCGTGTTCAGGATCTTCACCCGAGCACCTTGGTGTCGAACCCGTACCCCTGGACTCGACCATCGGCGAAGTGGACGTACGCCTCGGGGCGGTCACTGCCCATCCAGCGGAAGCCGAAGTCGTAGTCGGAGATCGGCGTCCCGTAGATGCTGGGCACCTTCTCCCCCTTGTCCCCGTCCCAGCACTCCGACCAGCGGTAACCGCAGCAGTCGCAGTCGCCGTAGCCGTCGAAGTACAGGCCGATCCGCTCGGCCTTGTCGTTCGCCTCCAGGTGGTCATCCGCCTCGATGATCACGTAGTGAGTGATGCCCGCGTCAGCGTCGAAGTCGAAGCTGCCGCCCGTGTTGTTCTGGCTGTACTCGAAGAACGCCACGCCCTGCCCCTCTCGCAGTGGATCAACGCTGTCACCGTCGACCCGGAGTGCGTGCCCCGGACTCGAACCGGGGTGTGTGCCGCTCACGCTGACCACTCAGGAGGTGGTCTTGTATCCGTCCCAGCAGTAGATGTACGAGGTGTCGCCGACCTTGGCCCAGCAGTCGCGGTGACCCTCGACCGTGCCCCACTTCTCATGCCCGGCCTTGCGCTGCCCGGTCTCCCACTGGAGGCGCTTGACCTGGTCGTTCCACTTCGGGTTGAGGTAGGTCACGACCCCGTTGCGGTCCACCCAGTAGCTCGGGGAGTGGCCGTTCATCTCCTTGCCGCCGTCCCAGTAGCAGTTCCGGCCACCCTCGTCCGAGCAGGGGTTCGTGGGCAGGTCACCCGTGGGGGTCTTGACGATCACGTACTCGGTCTTGGCGGGCAGTGGCGTCGGCTTGGCCGAGGCGACCGTCTCCACCTTCACCGGCTTCGAGCTCGGCGCGGCTGCGGTCTGGGCGTTGTGCGTCCCAGCTCCGAAGGCCAGCGCACCGAAGGCCAGGACGGACAGGATCTTGTGGCTCGTCTTCATGGTGTTGCCTCTCGTCACAGCGTTGTTGCTGAGTGGGTGTCGAGGACTCGAACCTCGATGTCTGCCGGTCACCCTGGGGACTACTCGCCCTCGATCTCCTGGAGGAGGATGCTCACCAGGTTCGAGGCGACCAGGTACAGCGCCAGGTTCGACTGCTTGTCCAGGTCCATCGGCTCGCTCACGTCCGTGATCTCGGCCAGGTCGACCTCCCAGGCAGCGATGTCCAGGAAGGTCTGCCACTTCAGGTAGGTGTAGACCGGCACCGCAGCGTCTGCGATCTCGCCGTCTGCCCCGTTGTACTGGATGGCCTGGACCGCGCCGTCCACGTCCTCGCCCTGCTCGATCAGGTACTCGACCTGCTCGATCACACTGTCACGCACGCCCTTCAGGAAGACCGCACCGGGCGACTCCTCACCGTCCGGGCTGGTCACGCCGACCTCATGGGCCAGGTGCCAGAACCGCAGATCCTTGACCGACTGGATGCTCATGTTGCTCTCACTCTCTCGTTGGCTTGTGCTCACACTGTCACAGATACTGCGGCCCCGTCAAGCGGGGTAGATCCCGAGGCACCAGCTCGTCACGGGCTCCAGGAAGACTCCCGGCAGCCACTCGGGCTCGGCGTGCTGCTTCTCGGTGACCTCGAACACCCACTCGGGGTGGCCCTCCAGGGCCAGGGACCATGCACCCTCGCTCAGTCCCTCATGGTTGTGGTCGGCCAGGAAGAAGTACCCCTTGTCCAGCGGGTACAGCTCCTCGATCTTGGCCTTGACCTGCTCGGCCTGCTCACGGGTCACGCTCATGATCACTCCTCACTCAGGGCAGTGTTGCCCAGTGGGTGCCGAGGGCTCGAACCTCGGTGCCTGCCAGTCACCCTCACGGCGTCAGCCGTAGACGATCTCACCGAAGATGGCCACCTGGACGATCACGTCCGCAGCGTCAGCGTCGATGTGCCCCGTGTCGATGCCGTCGTCATCACGGTCAGCCCAGGAGTCCTTGATGTACCCATGGACCATCGGGCCGACGATGCGCGGCTCGTTCTTCAGGAGCTTGCGGTACGCCTTCTTGATCTGCTCGGAGGTCAGGTAGTGCACCTTCTCCTCCTCGCCGTCCCGGATCGTGGCGACCGAGTCAGCCGGGGCGTCTGCGAAGTCAGTCTGTGTCGGCTCGATCGCCCAGTACGTGATGCCTCCGTAGGCAGCCGTCTCGATGATGTCCTGGACGTTGCCGTCAGTGATCGTGCTCACGCTCAGAACTCCTTGTGGATCTCGGTCGAGAACGTCTCGGGGACACCGTACTTGACGGACCGGGCGAACTTGCGCTCCTGGACCAGAGCCTTGCCCTTGCGACGGTCGTCGCGGGAGGACTCGCGGTTGTCGCGGAACTTGGGAACCATCTGGATCACTCCTCGGATCAGAGCTCCCCTGCCTCTCAGGGGATGCTCAGTGCGTGCCCTGGACTCGAACCAGGGTGTGTGCCACTCACGCTCGGCGGTCAGACCGCCAGGGGAAGTTCAAGCTGATCGGGGTGGACACCCAGGACCAGCGCGGTGAAGTGCTCGTCTCGGACCTCGCGGTACAGCTCCTCGACCGCAGTCCAGGAGACATCCGCTCCGTCCCAGGGCAGACGCTCCCCCTGCACCTCGTAGAAGGCGTCGCGGATCGCCTGCGCCTCCTCGTCCGTGTCCAGGTCGTACTCGCGCTGGGCGTCGTCCAGGGCCTCGCTCAGGTTCTCCTCGTAGAGCTTCCACTCACGCTCGGAGTAGTCAGACTCATCCAGGATCGGGTACCCCTCGACCGCTTCGCCGAGCTCGACCACCTCTCGCCAGGCTGCGGTGAACGTCACGCCGTCGTCCTCGTAGACCCGGACGAACAACTGTCGGAGGCTCCCGACCAGCCAGTGACCGCAGGTCGCGTCGATGACGTCGTCCTCGCGCTCCGCTGCCCCCTGCACCAGACTCAGGGCGGTGAGGTAGTTGGACTCCTCGACCAGGTCATCCCCACGCTCGGCCCAGGTGAAGGTCGAGCCATGCGTCTCGTACAGACGCTCGTCCCAGAAGGCCGCGTCCGAAGGACGCTGAAGCGCCTTCTCTGCCCACTCGGCCAGGGTCTCGATGTCGATCTCGTACACGGTTGCTCCTACTGTCACAGCATGGTCGCTGAGTGGGAGCCGAGGACTCGAACCTCGGGGTGTGCCGCTCTCCCTTGTGTGACTCACACTGTCACACCCTGCGTGTTCTGTCCAGCTCCCCCCGACCAGGACGCCTCCTGTGTACGTCGGGGTACCCGATCTCGTCCGGGTGCCGTTCGGTCTTGTCCTGCAACCACTTCCCGCTGGGGTGGATCACCAGGACCCCCGACTACTTGCCCAGGCGGTCGGAGATGACCGTCAGGTCGTTGTTCCGGATGCGACGGTTCAGCTCAGCCTTGGCCTTGCCAGCGGCGATGGACTGGGCGGTCTTCGCAAGGGTGACGCTCATGTTGATCTCCTCAGATCTCTCAGTACAGGATCACTCGATCCCAGTGGATGCCGGGGACTCGAACCCCGGTGTGTGCCACTCACCCTACGCTCACACTGTCACACTGTCAACCGCATCCACACCACATCCGGACCACCCTCGGTCCAGTTCGCGGCACGCTCGTACTCGGCGAAGCCGAACCGCTTGTAGTAGTCCGGCAGGAAGCCATCGAAGCAGTCCAGGCGGTCAGCTCCGAGGTGGAGCACTGCCTCCCAGATCATGTCCTCGCCACGCCCCTTGACCAGGGAGAAGACACCCACCAGGGTGCCGTCACCGGCGACCCCGAGACCGGACAGACCGTCCTCGGAGAGGTAGAAGGCGTAGGAGGAGGGCATCTCGGACGGGTCCGAGGTAGCGTTCCGGATCAGTTCGGACTGCGACCGTGCACTGTTGAGTGCGGCGGCGAAGACCTTGTAGCTGACCTTGATCATGTCGATCTCCTCATGATGACACTGTCACACCTGGAGCGGTGTGATCGCGGGTGCCAGGGCCTCGAACCCTGTGTGGATGCCGTCCACCCTCACCCCCTGGGGGGGTGTCCAGACCGAAGTCTGGGAAGTCGATTCCCACCCACAGATCAGGGTAGGCACTTCTTGCGTGTGTCGCTTGCGCTCTGTTGAGTTCTCAAGGTGCGTGGGCTTCGTTCGTACTAGGCTCTCGCCGTTCCTCCCGACCCGTTCTCTCTGGGTCCTACTCTACCAGGCTGTGTTACTTGTGTCAACCTGGTCTGTGTTGCTGTGTCGTGCTGTCTTGCTGGTCTCACTCTACCGGGTCTGTGTTGCTTGTGTCAACCCGGTCTGTCTTGCTTGCGCTTCACTCTGAGATCCGAGCCGGTCAGTTGCCGTGTGCTCCGTTCGCATCCACTGTGGCTGATGCTCACTCGGTCTCGCTGTGTTGCTGAGCCAGACTCTACCGGAGTGTGTTGCTTGTGTCAACCCGGTCTGTCTGGCTTGCGTGTCCTGGCTTGCTTGGCTTGCGCCTTGCTTGCCGTTCCTCGCTGCGTTCTGGTCACACTCTCACATGTCCTCGCGGCTTGTGTCAAGTCCTGCTGTGTCTTGGCTGGTCAGAGCCCTGATCTCTGGTCCCTGATCTCTCATCCTCGCGGCTCTGTGAGCGCTTCTGAGAGCTGATCTCTGGTCCCTGGTCTCCCTGGTCATCCGGCATGCCGAGAGGCGGAGAGATGAGCGCATGACGGGCGCGCGAGGGTAGCACGACGTCGAGCGGAGCCATGGGGGGTGGGGGTATGACCCCCGGACGCGAGGAGCGCGCACCGGTACGTGATAGCCGCTGAGATTGTGCCCCGGTTCCAAGGTCGATCAGGGAGGGGGAGGCAGACCGCTCACGGAGGCCGTTGCACCATCGTTACCCCAGCTCAGCGGCCAGATCAGGGGAGCAGTGGGCGTCCCGCCCGAGCGTCATCCCAGTGCGAAGGAGTGAGGGCATCCTCACCGTACTCAGCGGCGAAGGACTGGATCTTCCCGAGCGGAGAGTCGGCAGGGGCAGGCCCATCCGAGAGCTCCACCCCGAGCATGATCTCGGCGAAGCGGCGTCCGGTCTCCTGTGCGCTGGTCTCCTCCATGCCCGCATCGTACCGTGAGCCTGTGAGCGATCCGCTCCAGCTCCTCCGCGACGAGCTTGGTGCCGTCGAGCTCCCTGTCGCCCCGAGCCCTGACCAGCTCTCCCTGCCCCTCCCAGGAGTGGGTGAGGCTCCTGGTCCAGACGAGATCTCCGAAGCCCTCCAGGAGCTGCACAGCGTCGAGGTGCTGCAAGAGATCCCCGAGCCTGACGAGGCTTGACGCTCAGCCGTCTTCGTTCACTGCCGGGCGTAGCCCGGACACAGCTCGCTTCGCTCGCTGAGTCCTTGCAACAGCTCAGCTCGCCGTCGCGTCTTCGACAGGTGGAGGGCTTCAGCCCGACCCTTCTTCTCGCCGTTGAACCTCACTGTGCAAGTGTGAGCCAGGTCACAAGAAGAAGCCTGCAACAAGCCGAGTACCCTCCGCGTCTTTACTTGTGTAGAGACGTTAGCGGCAAGCGAGAAGTACAGGCTGTGAGCCCCAAGGGGCTCCAGTGAACGAAGACGAAGTACGAGGCTGAGGCTCACTGCGTGAGCCTGCTTGTCGAAGACGACTTCGTACTTGCTACTTCCTCTACGTGAGAGACAGAGACTGCCCCCGAGTCGATCGCTTCGAGCAGCTTGCCCTTCGGCAAGGACATCGTCGGGGGCTTCAACTTCCACGTTGGGAGGTGCGCGTGAGCGGATGGCAGGGCAGTAACCGGAGGGACCGACTTCCCCCGGACTGGTTCAAGATCCGCGCGCGTGTGCTTCGGCGAGACGGTCACACATGCACCCACCGCGACGCGAACGGCATCAGATGCGCCGATCTTGCAACCGACGTGGACCACATCCGACCCGGCGATGACCACAGCATGGAGAACCTACGGGCTCTCTGCTCCTGGCATCACGGGCAGAAGTCCGGCGCTGAAGGCGCAGCCGCGAAGGCTGCGAACTGGCGTCGGCAGAACAAGAAGTTCAGGCGGTCGGAAGACCACCCCGGACTTCTCTGAGAACGCGGTCGCTCCTGGGGTCCTCTCCCCCGGTCGAGCGACTGCTTGGCACGCTCCCCGCCCTCCTCTCCGGGTCGAGCGTGCCTCGCCCCCTGGTCCTCTCCCAGGGGGCTCGACTTCCCGCGTTGAGTCGCGGGCTTGCATGGAAGGGAGTCCAGAGTGACTGGCTTCGAGATCGCCTGGGCTGCCTGGGCTGGCGCGTTCGTCGTGATCGAGGGCATCGCCCTCTACCGCAAGCAGCCCGGAGACACGCTCTCCGAGCAGGTGTGGCGCATCTTCGGGACTCGGCGCGACGTCGAGTACACCCCGAAGGGCAAGCAGCCCACCGGCCTGCTCCGACTGCGCCGGTTCGCCCTCCTCGCCTTCCTGGCGTGGCTGAGCATCCACTTCCTCACGGGCGGTCTCGTCTGATGTGGGACCGGAGAGCTCGCGTCGAGGACGCGCACGACGGCGACACGCTGCGGGTGCGGCTCGATCAGGGCTTCGGTGACACGAAGACCCTGAACCTGCGCCTGTACGGAACCTTCGCTCCCGAGCTGAAGCAGCCCGGTGGAGCTGAGACCCATCAGTTCGTCCTGGACTGGCTGAACGAGAACAACCCCGATGGTGACGAGTGGCCCTTCGTGGTCACCACCATCCGCACGCGCGCCGACAAGGAAGCCCAGACCCTGGGTCGCTACGTCGGCATCCTGCACGACGTCGAGGGGCGCTGCCTCAACGACGACGTCAACGACTTCGTGGCCCAGAAGGGCTACGTGCACGGCATCGGAAGCAAGTAGGAGGTGAGAGCCAGTGCCCGGCCCCGTACCCAACCGTGAGTCTGACCTGGCTCGCCCCCGAGAGCGCAAGGGCTCGGACGTTCAGCCCGTGACCAAGGGCGAGATGCGGCCCACCAAGATCCCGAACGCGGATCGAGAGTGGCACCCCATCGCCCGTCGTCTCTGGGACTCCCTGAAGACGTCCGGCCAGTCCGACTTCTACCAGAACAGCGACTGGGCCTTCGCCTACTCGCTGTGTGAAGACCTCTCGGTCTACAAGAAGTCGGGCAAGCGCAGCGGCCAGATGCTCCAGACCATCTACTCCAGCTTCGAGCGGCTGCTCGTAGCGGAGGGCGACCGACGTCGCGTCCGCATCGAACTTCATGAGCCCGAGCAGGAAGGCGACACCGCCTCGGTTGTCGCCATCGCTGACTACCGACAGGAGCTGGGGCTCGCCGAGTAACTGGAGGTGAGCCCATGGCTGCGTCATCGACGCTGTCTCCCGAGGAGATCGACGCTCTCGAACCGATCTTCCTTGGCCCTACGTGGCTGAGGAACGACGACGGTTCCTGGCTCCTCCCCGAGAAGACGCTCGGCTGGCAGATCGCCGGTTGGTGCGCTGAGTACCTGCGCTCCGAGACCGGTGGCCCCTGGAAGTTCACCAGGGAGCAGCTTCGCTTCATCCTCCACTGGTACGCCGTGGACAAGAATGGTCGGTTCGTCAACCGCAAGGGAGTCCTTCAGCGACTGAAGGGCTGGGGCAAGGACCCCCTCCTCGCGGTGATGTGCCTGGTCGAGTTCGTTGGGCCGTCGCGCTTCTCCCACTGGGATGCAGCCGGTGAGCCTGTCGGCGTACCTCACCCGCAAGCGTGGGTCCAGGTAGCTGCCGTGTCTCGGGATCAGACCCGGAACACGATGACCCTGTTCCCCTCGCTCATGTCGGACCACTTCATCAACACGTTCGGCATCAAGGCCGGTGCTGAGCTCATCCGTGCGAACGGTGGGCGGCAGCGCCTCGAAGCCGTGACGTCCAGCTTCCGTGCACTTGAAGGTGGCCGGTCCACCTTCGTCGTCCTCAACGAGACCCATCACTGGGTCCGAGGGAACAACGGCGACAAGATGTACGAGACGATCGACGGTAACGCGACCAAGAAGGACTCGCGCTACCTGGCGATCACCAACGCCTACCTGCCCGGCGAAGACTCTGTGGCAGAACGGATGCGCGAGGCGTTCGAGAAGATCCGCGAGGGCCGTGCCCTCGACATCGGCTTCATGTACGACAGCCTCGAAGCACACCCCAAGACACCGCTCTCCCCCGAAGCTCTGCGCATCGTCCTCCCGAAGATCCGGGGTGACGCTGTCTGGCTTCAGGTGGAGACCATCATCCAGTCCGTCCTGGACACGACGCTCTCTGCGTCGCGCTCTCGACGGATGTGGCTCAACCAGATCGTGGCTGAGGAAGACGCCCTCTACGGCCCTGCCGAGTGGGATGTCCTCCGCGACGAGTCGAAGACTCTGCGTCCTGGAGACGAGATCGTCCTCGGCTTCGACGGTGGCAAGACGGACGACGCGACTGCCCTGGTGGCACTGCGCATCGCCGACATGACTGCCTTCGTCCTCGGGATCTGGGAGAAGCCAGACGGTCAGGCCGGTGACGGCTGGATCGTTCCTCGCGCCGCTGTGGACAGCGCAGTGCATGACGCCTTCAGTACCTTCGCGGTGCAGGGCTTCTTCGCTGACGTTGCCCTGTGGGAGTCGTACATCTCCGAGTGGGATGACCACTACGGCGAGGGCCTGGCGGTGCGCTCACCGCTCGGCAAGGACTCCATCGGATGGGACATGCGCTCCTCGCAGAAGACCTCGACCATGGCGCATGAGCGCCTGATGCGGTCGGTCTTCGACAAGAAGCTGAAGCATGACGGTGACCTGACCCTGAGACGCCACGCGCTCAACGCGCGACGGGCGACGAACAACTACGGCGTCAGCTTCCGCAAGGAGTCGAAGGACTCCCCGCGCAAGGTCGACGCCTACGCGGCCCTGCTCCTCGCGCACGAAGCGTTGATGGAGCTGCGAGCTCGCGGCAAGAAGATCAAGAAGAAGACCGGTCGCGGGTACTTCCTGTGACAGTGAGACCAACGGAAGGACGGTGAGGCAGTGGCGGACACTACGCCTGCATCGCTGGCGAAGCAGCTCCTGTCGATCCTCCATCGGGACAGCGACCGACTGAAGCGCATCGACCGCTACCAGCAGGGCAAGCACGACGACCCCTACATGCCGCCCCAGGCGGATGACGAGTACCGGCTCCTGGCCAAGCGAGCGGTGTCCAACTGGATGCCGCTCCTGGTCGGCACACCGGCTCAGGCGCTGTACGTGGACGGCTTCCGGCGCGGCTCTGGCACAGAGGTTGTGCCACCCCAACCGGAGTCCACGTCCCCTGAGTGGCAGCACTGGCAGCGTTCACGACTGGACGCTCGACAGGCTGCGGTCTACCGGGGCGCGCTGGCCTTCGGTCACAGCTTCACGCTGACCGAGAAGACCAAGAAGGGCGTCATCACCAAGGGCCTGTCGGCCATGCGGACGGCTGCCCTGTTCGAGGACCCGGCGAACGACGACACGCCCTACGCGGCGCTGACCGTCACGCTCTGGCCCAAGGACGACCAGCCCGGCAAGGCTCGTCTGTTCGACGGCAAGTCCGAGTACGCCGTGGGCTTCAAGGCCCTCGGTGACCTGAAGGCCATCACGGTCGGCACTGGCAAGCGCCACGGCGCAAGCGAGTGTCCGGTCACCCGGTTCGCTGCGCAGGTCGACCTCGAAGGTCGCACCATCGGCGTGATCGAGCCGATGATCGCCCTCCAGAACCGCATCAACCAGACCATCTTCGATCTCCTGGTCGCCCAGACGTACACCTCGCATGAGGTGCGCTTCGCGACCGGCATGGCCCCGCCCATCGAGCGGGACGAGAACGGCGATCCGGTCCTGGATGAGCAGGGTCAGCCCAAGGCGATCCCGATGAACCACAACGCTCGGCGCTTCCTGTTCGCTGAGGACTCGGACGTCAAGTTCGGTTCTCTGCCGGGTGGCCCGCTGAGCGGTCTCATCGAGTCCGTCGACATGAGCATCCGCCACCTCGCGGCTGTGTCTCAGACGCCGCCGCACCACCTGCTGGGCCAGATCGCGAACCTCTCTGCTGAGGCTCTGCTCGCTGCCGAGACTGCGCTGTCGCGCAAGATCGCAGAGTTCCGGGCGTCCTTCGGTGAGAGCTGGGAGCGGGTCATGCGCCTGGCTGGCGAGATGGACGGCGACATCACGTCGGCGGAAGACCTTGCAGGCGAGGTCATCTGGCGCGACATGGAGCAGCGTTCACTGGCTCAGGCCGCTGACGCTCTCGGCAAGCTGAAGGAGCAGTTGGGCATCCCCGCTCGCGGTCTCTGGAAGCGAGTGCCCGGTGTCACCCAGACCGAGCTCGAAGACTGGGAGTCGATGCGCGAGGACGATGACCCGATCGGTCAGCTCGCGACGTCGATCACCCGTGCCACCCCTGATCCCGTACCTGTTGCGGCGACACCGGAGGTGGCGACCGAGTGACGCTCGCCTCTCGCGCCAACGAGGCCGAGAAGGCAAGCGTCGCGTTCCAAGTCGCGCTCACCCAGATCGGTGTGGGCACGGTCGAGGAAGCACTGAAGCTGTGGGCCGAGGTCCCCGTCAACGCGCGGGCCTCGACCTCCAGCTCCTGGCTGAAGAAGGCCATCACGATGGTGATGTCCAGGCGGCGCATGAGCCGCGACTTGGCCAGGGCGTACTACCGGCTGGCCCGCGCACTGCGGACCGGCACGACCGTCGCAGATCCGTACCACCCCGAGCCGTCCCATGTGACGCTCGACGTCCTTCGTCGCGAGTTCGCCTCCCTGACTGGAGGCTCTGAGAAGCCCCAGGAGGGCCGATCAGAGTCGGCCCCTACCAAGGAGACCAGCTCCGACTCACAGCCTGCCCAGCCCACCGAGGATGGCAGCCCTGACGCTCCTGCGGACCAAGGTTCCGAGGACGCAGAGGCTGACCGCATCTTGGTCGAGGAGCTGGCGCGGCTGAAGGAGGACGAGGAACGGATCGAGCGCGAGGCTGAAGCCGAACTGCGAGAAGCACTCTCGCAACTCGGTGCCAACAACCTCGACAAGAAGCTCCGCAACATCGACCCCGAGGCACCGGCCAAGGACGTGGACAGGCTCCGCGCTCAGGCCCATGCCGAAGCTGGTGCTCGACAGGCTGCGGCTGCGGAGCGCATCGCCATGAACGGCGGTCGCTCGACGGTCTGGAACCACGCTCAGAAGGACAAGCGAGCCATCGGCTACATCCGACTCTCGCGTACCGGTACCCCTTGCGGGTGGTGCGCGATGTTGATCTCGCGTGGACCTGTCTACCGCTCTGAGAGCAGCGCCACCTACGGCGACGGTGACAAGTACCACGACAACTGCCACTGCTACGCGGAGCCCGTGTTCTCCCGTGAGCAGTACCGCAACTCCCCGACCTACGCCACGAACCGGCGTTACGAGGAGCTGTGGCCCCAGGTGACCAAGGGGCTCAGTGGCGATGCCGCTGTCTCCGCCTGGCGGCGCTTCATCCGCACGGAACAACGAGCCGCTGCCCAGGAGGCGCGGCGATCCACAACGAGCGTCCAGGAGGCGTAACACCCATGAGCACCCCGACCGAGACCGTCACCCCCGGCTCCACCCCGGCGACCGAGGAGAAGCCCGCAGAGGGCACCACTCCTGGTTCGCCGTCGACCCCGAGCACCGAGGAGAAGCCCGCTGAGGGCGAGACCCCGGAGACCAAGCCCGAGGACGAGCTGCCCGAGTGGGCACGCAAGGAGCTGACCAAGGTGCGCGGTGAGGCCGCGAACTACCGCACCAAGCTGCGGGAAGCCGAGACCTCCCTCCAGAACGCCAAGACGCCCGAGGAGTTCGAGTCCGCCCGGACCGAGCTCTCCCAGCGGATCGCTGAGCTGGAACACGAAGTCGTGGTGACCAAGGTCGCACGCAAGTACGAGCTCCCCGAGGAGCTTGTGCCTCTCCTGAAGGGCGACACCGAGGAGGCGCTGGAGCTGGTCGCGAAGACCCTCTCCAAGTACGCCGTCCCCGCTGCGCCCGAGTCGCTGGGTGGCGGTCTGACGCCATCTGACGACGACGACGACGAGATGGACCCGCGCAAGCTCGCGCGGCGCACACGACGTCGCTGACGCACCTCACCACACACACCCACCCCCAGCCTCCGGTCGTACTGACCGGGGGCTTCTTCACACCTGGAGGACCACACAGTGGCTGAACACCAGATCGTCAAGCCCGAGAAGCTCGCCGCGACTGCGGTCGGGATGCTGGAGCAGGAGCTCGTCATCCCCAACCTGTTCCAGAAGGAGGGCATCGACCAGTTCAAGGGCGCGGA